CCTGCCCGACCAATGCGGACAACGTCACGCACAACTTCTTGAGATTGCTGATAGATGGATTCGCCTGCGCCGTTAATGTCATAACGGATATAATCTAATTCATCTGGGACTTGTAATGTGGGTACTTTTGCGAAGATTTTACCCACAAAACCACGATTTGTGTAACCAGCGACCGCTGCGAACACACTTCGGTGAAAAAATTGGTCATTTCTCATCTTGTTCTCAACTGAAACGTCAGCGTTATTCAGTTTTACGAGATACCTTCTGAGGTTCTTGGAATCGCAAATGTCGTTTACGAGATTCCAGTTTTCGATATTCTCCCTGTACTTAGGGTGCTTAAAATCAATGCTCATCTTGCCATGCCTATGTCTGTGACCACGACAGGTCTGCCCAGCGACCACTTGCGGTGTAAGAAGTAACCTGCCGCATCAACCCAGTCGTCTATTGCAGGATGTTCACTAAACTTTTCTGGTGCGCCCTTAGCGTAACCTTGCGATTCAAAAGCATCAGTTAAGTTAGGGCAGGTATCGGTGTTAACCAATAACCGATCATGCGATAAAAGCCCATTTACTGCGTTAATTCGGTCTCTGACCATTGGATTCGCGTTCGGGCAATCTATAGCGTAACCGTGAGAACGTATTATATCAATATCTGAGCCTGTAGCGTTAGTGCTGCCTGATTTACCACTAGCGTCTGGATATACAGTTATTTTTCGACCATTTGCCTCATACTTTGACAATCGTGAGCAAAAGTCTCGCGTATCGTGTGACACAAATTCATCCACCGCTATCGGGTTATTATTTTCGATTAGCGAAACCACAGCGCAACAACCGCCTATATTAAAATCGATTCCAACGTGTAAAAACTTGTCAGAGTCAGTAATCATGCGGTCCGTATGGTGTTTATTCCTATCGAAAAAATGGTAAACCTTATTCGCTGATAGACTAACGAACTCACCTTTAAGAAATAGATCAGCGAGCACTGGGTCGTAATTGTCTAGTATTTGCTGCACGTAGCCATCGGGCAAGAATGGATTGGAAGCAGTTGGTGATTTGATAACTTCGTATCCGTCTTGCAGCGACTTAACCCATTTTTGGTATACGAAACCGCTATAGCCTTGGTCTGGTGTCGTTACGCAGCCGATTGTATTGCCTGCAGGGTGTGTACACTTTTGGCGGTTACGCTCGCTTATCTTTCGCCAGACTAACGCCGCTTTGTCTTTGGGCAGGGTATCAAGTTCGTCTACGATGCTATGCGCTACTTCATAGGCAACAATACGCTCTGGGCGATCATAGCTCCGCAGGATGATTGTGCCGTAACCTTCGATGGCAACTGTGTACTCTGATCGGTTTGATTTATACGGCAAGCCCAATAATTCTAACTCTTCTTCAACGCCAGTTAATGCCCGAAGTCTAAGCAAGTCATAAGTCGGCATATAGTAGCCGCCGTTTATACTGGGGTCTTGCACCATCAGGCAGATTAAGCGAGCAATGCCAGCTTTGGTCTTACCACTACCCAACCCACCGACCAACGCAGGATATTTGGATTCCGCGCAAACGAACTCCTCTTGTGGGCTAGTCAGGCTTAGTTGCACGAACGATCTGTATTACGTTGTCAGATGATGAAGATATAGTGGTCGTGTCTTGGTCTTTCCACCCTGCTTGAGTCTTTAGATAGAAAATAGCGGCAGTCATATTGCCTTTTCTGGCTTGGCTAATCAGGTTACTAGCGATTCCAGCTATTGCTTTAGCCTTCCCTTTTTTATAGGCATCAGAAACCTCGGGCTGTCTAGCCTCTATTGCTCTCAAAGTAGTCTCAGATATAGCAAAATAGTCCGCTAACTGTCTTTTAGATAATACGGACGCGAGGCTTTCTACCATCTTGATCTGATGCTCATCGAATACTATCGGTGGGCGTCCTCCACCTTCGCCTTGATTGCCTATTTTCATTTCACACCAACATACTCAAATGACGCTGTTATTCTTGCGTCTGAAGTTGAGCCAGCCAATACGCCTGATTTTGCCGTATTTTGTAATCGACTAGGCTTTCTTGTCATTATCCACTCTTTGTCTCGCTGCATTGAGTGAATAAGCGCAGGAGATGCCACCGTTGTCCTGACTCTAAATCCTTGATCTTTATACTTTTGTGCTATTTTTTTTCTGATTATAGACCCTATTCCTATGCCTTGGTAATCGGGTTTAACCACTGTCCTATGCAGCCGTTTAACATTCTTCATCGTTGGGTGAGGAAAATGAAGCACACTACACCACGCAACAGGCTCACCATTGATTTCTGCTATGTATTTGTGAGCGGCGTTATTATGGTCGTGACTTAAATAGTGATAGTCCATAAATAAGCGCCATTCGTGCTGTTCTGCTTTCCTAATCCCGATTTCGATTTTGGGTCGCCGAAGACTCCCCCTAGTAAATTCCATTTTATTTACATCGTATATCCAATCAGGCTCAAGCCATTCGGCAATATCGTAATGACAGCTAACAGCAATAAACTGTTTATCAGTCTTCCTAATGAATTTTTGAATAGCAGCCGAACCAACGCAAGCAACCTGCCTATCTACAACGGAAGTAAACTCATCGTAAATGAAAGGCTTGTCTGCTTCTAATATTAATCTCGCCAATTCAGCGCGCATTTTTTGCCCATTAGACAGCACATGAAAGGGCTTTAGCCAATCAGGAGGCGAAGCAAATCCCACTTTACTCAATATTTCGGTTATTTCTTTTGCCGATAAGTCTTCTGGGAAGTCATCAACAATGCTTTTACCTGCCCATTCAAACCCCTCGAATAACAAAAAATCCTTAAATAGCGTTTTTGCTATCGTTGTCTTACCTGTTCCCGATGCCCCAACGATCAATCCAACATTCCATTTACTATTTTCTATAGGAATATCAACATCATACTCTTTTTTAACTATATCCATATCGCAATCGAACATGGATTTAACCTTATTGGCACGGAATGATTTACCCGTTTCTGATTGAACTACAAACTTTGAACTCGGCATTTGTAGCCCTCAGCTTCTAATTGATTGAATATTTTTTCTTGTTCCATTTCATCACCGCATTCCACGATGACATTAAATATTTCAGCGTAAGATTCTTCTTTTAACTCTATTTCTTCAATATTAAGCATTTCCGACAATTCATCTGCTGAAAAGCCTAATAATTGGGTGTCAAAATTGAGGTCTTGTAACGATTCTATCTCGGCTAACAACACTTCCGTGTCCCAACCTGCGTTTAATGCGAGTTTGTTATCAGCTATAACATAGGCTTTGCGCTGGGCGTCACTCAATGCGCCTAGCGTGATTGTTGGCACTTGATCGAGTTGTAACACCTTATCAGCCATCACCCGACCATGACCCGCTATGATCGTTCCTTCGTCATCAATGAGTATGGGATTGGTAAAGCCAAATTCGCGTATAGATGCTGCGATTTGTTTAACTTGCGCCTCAGAATGAGTGCGCGAATTGTGTATATACGGAATTAAGTCGTCCGTGGCGACATATTCGATTTTTAGCACAATCACCCCCAGTGAGTATGGTTAGCCTCAGGCTAGGGGTAATTGTAGCAGGTTTCACGTGGAACACTAGTCCAAAGAATAAGAAGCGTAATTTGCTTTATGGCTGCTGATTGTAGACGTCTTTATTCGATAACCTTTTTCTCTCAGGTTATAAATTCTAGCTGCAAGCCTTGTGATTCCGTATTTTTCAAAGGCTTTCATGCTAGTAATTTTCCCATACCTTTCTATGTGTTTAAGTACCATTTGCTCTTGAGTCATAACATTCTCCTATGAATTAAGCCATTCTTCGAAGGTTTTTAGTGGTTTACCAGTGGTTACATCATTGCCTTTGCCGTCATCAGCACAGGCTAAATAGATTTCATATTCGTTTGAATTACTGCTTCGAGCTTTGGTTTGCCATAACTGATTATATTCTAGCTCCATGTCGTTCTCCTTTTGGGGGTTTTTTTAATTAATAATACCGCCCCTATACATACGAGGCGGTTTCTGCGTTGTATTCAGGCAGGTCTGCAACCCCTGCCCCATGCTCATGCGCTGCGATTAATGAGCTTTCGTAACCCATTATTTCGTTCCTAGCATAGTCACGAAAGCAGGCTTTCATGTATTTTCGAAGAGTTATTGCGTCTTTAACCGTTCCTGATTCGACAAATTGTTCTAGCCAACTATCTAACTTTTCTGTGTGCCAAGATTCAATAGCCCAAGACACTACATCAGGGTTTTGAGTTTTAAGGTAATTCCAAACGAGGTCTAACACTTCGTCAGTTGGTTGTACGTTGCCATTTTTAACGATTTCGGGCAGATGTTTTAACATGATGTTAGTTATTGTCACAGTTCACCTCCAAATTTTTGTAATTAGGCCATCCAAATTCGTTGTTTGTAGCGATACCTAAACAAACCATTTCCGCATATAACGCATCTGCTTGTTCAGCTTCGTGCATATCGTGACCGCCAACAAAGCCTAAAACAGTTACAAATCCAAATAATCCGAAAAGCATTAATGAATCTTTCATGCTACGGCCTCCTGTTGGTGAAGATGCGAGATTATGAAATCGTCAAGGTCGCCTTCGTATATATCGAACCACAACGTCTTATAACCATCATCGCCAAATTCTATTTCGCGTTTCTGTATTTTGATGGTATTGCCATTGGTGTCATAGCGATATTCTGTATCGCCATGGGCTTCATGATTGCGAGTAATCATTGCGCCTCGATTGGCTGTTATGAATGATTCTAAGAAAGGCTTTCCGCTGTCTAGCTTTTCGTTAATAGCTTTGCGGAAATATTCGGCTGCGCCCATTGGGTAGCCATCGTGGTGGATATAAACGGTAACGTCTTCACCTGCTAAGGCGGTATTGCTGAAAGTGTAAGTAGCTCGTGTGCTCATGATGTTCTCCTATGCGCCCCGAAGGGCGCGGTTATTGTTATTTGACGTTGGCTATAATGCCATTTTCCATCGTTACTTCGGCAAAAAATTCCCTGCCTTGGTTCGTTATATGAGGGCGATTAGCGCCGACAAGCTTTCCAGTTCGTATATATTCAGGACCGAAAAGGCTAGTCTCAATATAATTTAAAGGCTTGCCTATATTTTCTTTTAATACTTTTTTGCTTGGGTAATTAAAAATAATCATTTCATTCTCCTGTGTTATGTATTGCTTTGAGTTTGTTGCATCTAGTTAAAAACATCTTGCCGCCTTTGACTATATGCGGTTCATCATCCCAATGACCTTCGAGATAATCGATATTGGCGCGATTTTGTAAATCGCCAATAAATAAATCGATGACATCATCATCAACCAATGTAGATGATTTTACTTTTTTCGACAAAACAGCATTTAGAAAATCAATGTATCGCTGACACAAATTATCTTCTTTGGATATATTGTCTGCGCATTCGATAAAATTACTAACTTCGCTGTAAGCGTAGTCGTTAATAGAAAACGTGATTCCAAATTTAACTTGAGCCATGATGTTCTCCTGCGCCCCGAAAGGCGCGTTTTGGTTATTGTTCTGCTTGAGTAGCCAAATATACTGTCCAATATTCGGTGAAGTCACCGCACATCCATTCCGTGTTGCCTTCAATGTAATCTTTAAGGTTTTTGTGCCAATCAACTTGGCCTT